GAGAGTTTTTGCATTGGTAGACATATGGACTCAGTCCGTATGTAAACCGATACATGAGGCTCTCTTCACCTTCCTTAGGACATTACCAAATGATGCTACCTTTGATCAGACTCTTGCTGTGCAACGTTGCATAGAGAAATCTAATCAAGGGCATGGTTCATTTGGTTATGACTTAAGTGCCGCAACCGATCGACTTCCAATTTCAATTCAAGTTCAGATATTGGGTGCCTTTTTGGGGCTCCCTATAGCGAAAGCTTGGGCTAAATTGTTAGTTGATCGAGACTACGTCCTTAATTCCAAGGAGCATGGTACTCACTCTGTGAGATACTCTGTAGGTCAGCCTATGGGGGCTCTTTCAAGCTGAGCCATGTTGGCTGTGACTCATCATCTGATAGTCCAATTAGCATTTCGGAAGTCTTCGCTGTTTAAGCTACTAGCTGGGCCTATTGGTCCTGCTGGAAAGCTTGTGCAGCCTAACCCCTGATATACTAATTATGAATTATTAGGTGATGATATAGTCATTTTTGATAAGGAGGTTGCCCAGTACTATCTATCTCTTATGGAGATGCTAGGAGTGGGTATCAACCTTTCAAAATCAGTCATTTCAACACCAGAAGCCAAGGCATTTGAATTTGCTAAAGTAACTGGGAAAGGAAATAAGGATGTGTCTGCGCTACCTTGGAAAGCTTTCATTAGTCAAAACACAATGATGGGTCGTGTCAACATTCTCTATGCACTTTTGCAAAGGAATATTGTCACTACTCATTGAGTGAACTGATTTGAAAGAGTCACACGGCGGTCCAAGTCTAAGGAGGGAGATACTTCGTTCTCTCTTTTAGCACTTTGATCTATGTGTGCCACTTCCAAAAAAGTCCCTTTCGTTCAAGTGTTTCAGAGTATACTTAACCCTGAGGCACCAGTCCAAAAGTTCTATAAAAGTATCCTGATAAACTCTAATATTGATTATATTAAAGTTTCAATCAGTCATATTCTAAAAGGACTTGTCCCTTCGTCTAAGACTTCTGACTCCTTTATGGGAGCTTGAAATCCAGAGGAGGGTTGGATAAAAATGGCCTTGAGTGATCCCTTGTTTGAACATGGGAACATTCAAGAGTCTGAGGAGCCTGGCTCCCCGGACAACCAATCGCGAGAGATGGCGTGAGCAATGTTGGTAGCATCTGAACCTAGTTTGGAACCATATAAGCATTTAATCTCATCTGATTGAGACCCTCTTGGGTCAGAATTAGAGACGGCTATTTACTTTATGTGGTCTCTACTGTATATGCTTATTTTGAATAAGCGTTTACTTATGGAGAATCCGCTAGGACAGCAGAACTGATATGACTATGATTTAGATTACATAATCGCAAGATTAGATGATCTAGACAGAATCAATGAGTTCACTGGTCTTCTGGATAGAGCTAAGGCTAAGAAGGAAGGTTCAGCTGAGAAAACCCTTCTCAAGGATTCTCCACTTAAGGCAATACGTGTATTGCTAAAAATGAAGAAATACCGAGAGGAATGTTAAGTAATATTACTTAAAGTTTTCTTGTGAACAGGGAATCTACCACCCCTAGTGGGTAGAAAGAGCTACTCCGATTTTGGAGGGCTCGCGCAACGGTTTGGGTGTTAAACGTCTACAGCAATGTAGCCCTTGAAGCACTGG